TTATATTGTTAATTAATAAAGTTTGTCTATATTTGCTGAATAACAATTTAAACCAATTACTAAAATGGCAAAAAAAGAACTATTAAAACAAGCGAACTTCGCAAGGCTGGTGAATCAGTCGCCTGTGCGCATCTATTATTTAATCGAAACGAGGAGGCTTCCCGTTACCACTATTGACGGTGTGAACTTTATAGAAGCAAGCGAGGAGAATATAAACATTGCAAAACGTAAAACAAAGTAATATGCTAAAAAGTAAAATTCAAGAAACGCTTGACACGATAGGTCAAATTGATTTCGACATCCGATGGGTGCAGCAAAAGATTGCTAAACAAAATTACAATAGCTTTAAAAAGTCAGTAGAGCATCAGGAGAAGATTCAAATGATGGTGCTGGAAAGACTTAAAGAGCGATACAATAAGCAAGTCGACAAATTAAAAATTTACTAAATCAAACAAAATGGAAAACAAACAAACAACAATCACAGATGTCAACATTGAGCCGATCATTGAATTGGTGAATGAAGGCGAGGCGCACCAAGTAGGTGAGCAAACAGAAAGCAATATAACATTGCATCCAGCACCTCAACAAGGCGGTGAACTAAGTACTTTCGGAAATAAAGAAGGGTTTGAGCACGCGATGAGAGTAGCAAAGGCTTTAAGTGTTAGCGACTTGGTGCCAGTGCAATATAAGGGCAATATTTCAAACTGCCTTATCGCTATCGATGTAGCAAAGCGAATAGGTGCAAGCGAATTAATGGTTATGCAGAACTTGTACATCGTGCATGGCAAACCTTCGTGGAGTTCTCAATTCTTAATCGCAACTTTAAACGCGAGCCGTAAATTTTCACCGCTTAGATTTGAAGAAGACGATAAGAACGGTGGTAGATGTAGAGGTGTGGCGATTGACCTGGCAACAGGCGACAAAGTAGAAGGTGTTTGGGTTACTATGGAAATGGCTGCTGCTGAAAAGTGGATTGATAAAGCTGGTAGCAAATGGAAAACAATGCCACAATTAATGATGCGTTACCGGGCAGCTGCTTTCTTCACGCGCCAATTTGCGCCTGAGGTGTCAATGGGTATAATGACTCAAGAGGAAGTATATGATATTACAGCAATTCAATCTAAACCAACAACAAAATGGAACACAGCAGAATAATAGTAGAAGCGGAACAGCGTAGCCCTGAGTGGCACGCTGCCCGTTTGGGTGTTTTCACCTCATCGGAAATTTACAGACTAATGACCAAGCCTAAATTGAAAGGTGAAGTGTTAAGCGACGGCGCTAAGACGTACATCATGCAGAAGGTTGCCGAGAGTTTAACGGGAATAGTTGAGGAAGTGCCAGTAAACAAGGCTATGCAATGGGGTGTTGACAATGAACCGCTGGCTAAACAATGGCTTTCTAAAATGCACAACTTTGAAATTATAGAAACGAAGTTTATCTATATCGAAGGTATGAACTACGGGGGTTCATCTGACGGCTGGATTCGTGAGATTGATTCTGCTTTGGAAGTGAAATGCTTGAACACAGCTAACCACTTAACCGAGATTCGTTGTGCTGAAAGTGTGGAAAGCATTAGACAAAATTTGGCAAATCGCTATTGGCAAATAACAAGCGATGCATACCTTCGCAACGCGTCTAAGTGTACGTTATGCTGGTTCGATAGTAGAGTGCCGAATGATTACGGACTATTCACTAAGACGTGGGATATAGTTCCTTCCGATGTTGAATTGATGCTAACTAAAATAAAGCTGGCAAACGATTACTTTCATGAACAACTTGAATACTTTACAAAACTTTAGATAATAAGTTTGCACAATCAAAATAAAATACTACATTTGAAAAATCAAACAAACGACGTTCTTTCCCCTTAGTTTAATTACAGAACATTAGCCGAAGAGTAATGGATACAATCGGAGGTTAAAAGTGTGTGCGAGATTCATGCAGGGTTAAATTTTCAAACAAACAAAAACAAATAAACATGGATTACTTAGAATTTTTAAAACAGAAACAAAAAAAGCACGTTGAGAGCGGCTTTGAATTACCTGATGATGCACTTAATAAAAGCCTATTTCCTTTTCAAAGGTTTATAGTTAAGAGGGCTTTAAAGGCTGGTAAGTATGCGATATTTGCCGATTGTGGTTTAGGTAAAACATTAATGCAATTAACATTTGCCGAGAAGGTTGCAGAACATACCAATAAACCAGTGCTAATACTTGCACCTTTAGCTGTTAAAGGGCAAACATTAAACGAGGCTAAACGATTCGGAATAGACACCACTAACATAGTAATTCAAAACTATGAGCAACTTGATAATATTGATTGCTCTATTTTTTCGGGTATTGTTTTAGATGAAAGTTCTATCCTTAAAAACTTTGAAGGTGAAACAAAAAAGAATATCATTGATAAGTTTAAAAATACTCCTTACAAGCTGGCTTGCACCGCAACACCATCGCCAAATGACCCGATGGAACTTGGAAACCATAGCGAGTTCTTAGATGTTATGGGTAGAAATGAAATGCTTGCAATGTACTTTGTGCACGATGGAGGAGAAACAGCTAAATGGAGGCTTAAAGGTCATGCTATTAAAACATTCTATCAATTTATAGGAACATGGGCTATAATGTTAAACAAGCCACAGGATATAGGATTTACGATGGAAGGTTATAATTTACCTACTCTTAATATTTTGGAACGTAAAATAGTAACACCTAAACGCGATAACGGTCAGCTATTTAATGATGCTATTATTTCGGCTACTAACTTTAATCAAGAGTTGAGGTTAACTAAGATTGAAAGAATGGAAGATGCTATTTCGTTGGTGAATAATAGCGATGAAAACTTCATCATATGGATTAAGCAAAATGAGGAAGGCGAATACTTAAAGAAACTAATACCTGATGCTGTTGAGGTTAAAGGTTCAGATAGTTCAGATTACAAAGAAAAAATGCTTTTAGGTTTTGCAAATAATGAATTCAGAGTGCTTATAACCAAAACAAAAATAGCGTCATTTGGTATGAACTATCAAAATTGCCGAAATCAAATATTTGCTTCTTTAGATTTTAGCTTTGAGGGATTATACCAAGCAATAAGACGTTCTTATAGGTTCGGGCAAAAGAATGAAGTGAACATTCATTTAATTACTACCGATACGATGGCAAACGTAAAACAATCAATAGATAACAAACAAAAACAATTTGAACTTATGCAAGACGAAATGAGCAAAGCGATTAACGCTAACCTAAACAATGAACTGATGAATGTCGGTAATGTTGACACAACAGAAGAAACAAATGAATTCTATCACATTAAACGCGGTGATTGCATCCAGTTAATTAAAGATGTGCCTACCGAATCGGTAGGGTTAAGTGTATTCTCTCCACCATTCGCTGAACTTTACACCTACTCAAGCCATTTAGAAGATATGGGTAATAGTAAAGATTATAATGAATTCTTGACTCAATTTGGATTCTTGATAAAAGAATTATACAGAGTAATGCAAAGCGGTAGAAATGTTGCGGTTCATTGTATGGACTTACCAATTCAAAAAGGGAAAGAAGGATTTATAGGGCTTCGCGACTTTAGCGGTTTACTTTTAAAAGCATTTGGTGAAGCTGGCTTTATTTATCATTCACGAATTACAATATGGAAAGACCCAGTTGTTGAAATGCAAAGAACTAAGGCGCTCGGTTTACTTCATAAGCAAGTAAAAAAAGATAGTACTATGAGCCGCGTGGGTATTCCTGACTATGTTATGGTGTTTAGAAAGGATGGCGAAAGAACTAATCCTGTAACAAACACCAATATACCAGTTGATTTGTGGCAAAAAATAGCTTCTCCAGTTTGGATGGATATTGATTACGGAAATACATTGCAAGGTTATAGAAATGGCAGAGAAGAAAATGACGAAAAGCATATTTGTCCTTTGCAATTAGATACTATTGAAAGATTGATCTTACTATATTCTAATGAAGGTGATACGGTACTTACTCCATTTATGGGTATTGGTTCAGAGGTTTTTCAAGCAGTTAAAATGAATAGAAAAGCTATCGGTTTTGAATTAAAAGAAAGCTACTACAACCAAGCTAAAAAGAATGTGCAGAGTGCTGTATTGGAAAAATCACAATCAACACTATTCTAATATGCAAGAACTAATCAAACGTAACTACGCTTCTATTGTGAAGCGTGGTTACATAACACCTGACACAACAGACTTACAATTCATTCGTAAAATTGAGGAAGAGTTCGAAGAGGCTATTTATGAATCATTACTTAAACGTAAAGGCAAAGAAAACAATTTAGGCGAAGAATTAGCAGACGTTATTTTGACGTGCTTAAATTATGCGCATCACTTCTCAATCGACATCGAAAAAGAACTACTCAAAAAGATTGATAAAAACGAAACGCGAAAGGATTAATTGTTTATATTTGTGCATCTCTTAGCGGAAAAGACTAAATCAACTAAGATATTTAAAAACAGCTTAATCGGGTTACTTGTTATAGGTATTAGTCTACCTCCGCGCAAGTACCCGAAGCGGCTACTTATTTTTATAGGTTTAGTAAAACCTGTTATTATTATGGTAAAAATATTTTTTTACGGAAAAGGAACTTCGTCTTACAAAGAAGATTCATCATTTATCCAATGTGTTAGAGAATCGGATGATGTCGTTTTATCAATTACAGAAGGAGATAGAAATCTATTTATTTCCTTAGACAAATCAACAGCTATAAGATTAGCTAAGAAATTGAGAACTGAAATAAACAAGATTCAGGAAGGAGGGCAAAATGTCTAATGGAAAAGACCCAGCAGCACTTTTTTATATAGATAAGTGGTTAGTAGCGACAGCAGAAATGGATGCAGACTTAAGAGGCTGGTATCTTAATTTAATACTTCATCAATACGATAAAAAAAGTTTGCCAAACGATGTTGAAGCATTAGCTGTTTTAGCAAATGTTAAGTTTTCTGAATTTGAAAGATTTAAGCAAATGTTTGAGCAAGTGCTTAAGCATAAATTTAAGCAAGATGATGAAGGAAGATTAAAACAGCATTTTGCAGCAGAAGTAATACAAGCAAGAGAAAAGTTCACAGAAAAAAGGGGACTTGCTGGAAAAATAGGATACTTCATAAAGTTTGTAAAGCGCGTTCATGGTGATGATTATAAATTTATAGAGTATTTAAAAAATGAAATTGATTTTGAAAAATTAGATACTAAAAATGAAGATAGTTTAAAGCAAGTGCTTAAGCAAATGCTTAAGCTATATATAAATATAAATAAAGATTTAAATAATAATAGTAATAGTAATGTAGAAGACAAAAGAGAAAAGTCAAAACAACTTTGGAATTATTTATTAAGTTCCAAGCAATGGATTGACCCGTTAATTATGAAGCATCAAACCAATAGGGAATTAATAGCACTTTCATTAAAAGATTTTTTTGCAATACAGAATTTAATCGAAAAACCGAGAGAGGATGCAGAAGAAGTTAAAAAGCATTTTGCTAACTGGCTAAAAACAAACCCACCTAAAAAGGCCGAAGTACAGTTAAGCAATAACCCAGCGCCTTGGGCTAACTTTGGTAAACACGAAGAACTATGAGTAAATTAATAGCAGCAGAAAACATCTTTGAGCCATCAGAGGGACGCGCATTCGTAGAAGGTTTGCGAAGCGGTGCGATAAAAAGAGGGCTTGGTATTGGCGACAAAGTAGCTGACCAGCATTTAGCTTACAAGCCTGAGCAACTTGTATTCATTAACGGGCACGATAACGTGGGTAAGACCGACTGGATATTGTGGTATTTTTGTGTCTTAAGCAAAAAGTATAATTTGAAGTGGGATATATTTTCAGCCGAAAATTCAATAGGTTCATTGAAAGTTAAGATAGCGCAGTTTTTAACGGGCATCAATATTTTTAAGATACCTGAAATGCAGTTGCATAGAACGTATGATGAAATGAGCGAAATGTTTAATTTCATTCGGAACGATAGGTTATTTGATGCAAAGCAAATATTGGAAGTGAGCAGCGGCACGAAGTCAAACGGCTTACTTATTGACCCGTACAATTCACTTAAAGGCATGGGACTGGGTAACAACAAGCACGAAGAAGACTACGAGATATGCGCTTTGATGCGTATCTTCTGCAAGCAAACACATAAAAGTCTTTACGTTAATACGCACCTGGTAACTGAGGCAGCGCGTAAGAAGTTCCCAAAAGACCACGTAAACGAAGGGCATTTGATGCCTCCCGAAAAAGCCGACACCGAAGGAGGGCAAAAGTTCGCCAATAGAGCCGATGACTTCATAAGTATTCACCGTATGACACAACACGCAACAGCATTCAATGTAACGGAAGTACACGTAAGAAAGGTTAAAGAAACATTAACAGGAGGTAGTGTTACACCGAGAGAAGCACCGTTATTGTTTACAATGCAAGACTATTGTAAATTCACTATTGGAGGTAATAACGTACTTGAAACAACACCGGTACAACAAACACTAACAACTTTAAACCATGCAAAAAATGAAGGATTTGAAACTGAGAGCGTTCAAGCGGATGCAGACCCTTTCCCGTTCTAAGATAGCAGAGGAGAGAGAAACGGATAGCCTAAACGATTTATTTAAAGAGGAGATCATGATTGATTTATCATTCGACTTGGCACTTTGCGAAATGATGGCGAAAAAGTCAGCTGGAGCAAAAAAGAATAATTGGGAAAATATGGCTTTGAGAATTCAATCGTATAAAGATTACATTGATAAAATCCATTCTAAGGCAAAACGAGAGTATCTAATAAACGATATGAAGCCAAGTGAAGTGATTACATTACTCGATAAAAATAAGCGCTTAGAAAGGCTTAATTTAAGCTTGATGAAACAGAATGAGAATTTAAAAACGCAAATTGATAACTATGTCGCAAAGTTTGGATTATAACGATAAAGTTTGGGGGTTGCTTATTTCAATGAAT